CTTCAACTTCCCCCATTTATTAGCTATTAACTTGCCTGTTTCCAACGAATTGAGTCACTTGGCGACTGTGACTTCGCCAAACAACCGAGCGATCGCTACGTAAATGTCATGCTCGATACGTGACAAATACCGCCGTACTTCGATACCATACCTTGGGTGACGTGGTGAGATTAGACGCATGACCGGATCCGGTTTAGCGGTCAAATTTATCTTCTCTACTTTGCCAAATAGTCTGATGTATGAATCCTTGCGGCACACAGGTGCTCCCAATAGGCTCCGCGCGGCATCACTATAAATCTTCTTCTTGCGACCCGTATATCGATCAACGAATTGCTCCGTCGAGAAAGGGGTGACAATCCCGAAGTTATTTATAATGAATTGCTTTTGGTAAAACAATCTCACATCAAATTTCTCTGGATTAGGTACTGGAGGTGGAGCATACTCTTTGTTACCAATGACCTGGTACATGGGATGTGTGGGATTCGGACAATTACCTTTATCATACCCAACAAATATTGCTCTTTCTAGTACACCACGTTTCAAGTTGTTCAAGGAAGGGTTGTGCGCTGAGAAGGTCACCTGTGTGGACAATCCTGCCACAGTGTGAAACCTGCGCACCTTGGTCAAGCTACCCGACCGGTATTGCACCCTCAATCCTGACCACTGTAGTACAGTATCATTGGAATCGTGGCCGGGTGCTACCGCTGGGCAGCCTCAATCTCTCGTGGGCTTCCTGCCCTGTGTGCCCCAGAACCAATGGGAACGCACGGGTTGGTCCATCTTATGAAATGATTCCAACACCTCGGGCAGGGCCATAATGTCCTCGGCAGTAATTTGTGCCAATGAAGGCACAAACACCATCTTAACAAGTATGGGCAAGAAAGCATCAATGTTGCTGGGGCGCATGTCGGGCCATTGCTTATTGATCTCCTTGACCAGAAAATCAGTCACGGTGATCACATTGGCATCGGAAAACTTAGGATAAAGAAGTTTAATTCGACAAAGGCTGACCAACTGAGAGAGAGGCCGCAAAGTCTTAAAGTAGATCTTGGAACGAGCACGTTGCTTTAATTCGTACTCGCCCAATCTAGGTTCAGAGTCACTAGCTTTGAAAGTGAGGTGATCATCCTCGACTTGCTGCGCTCCAACAATAGATCGGTATTCCGCCAGAACCACATGGGCGGCTTTTGAAGGCGTCCGGTAGCCAAGCCACCAAGACATACACCTTCTGAACCAAGAACGATTGGTCAAACGAGCCAATGCGGCCGCACTGGTCTCATTCGCC